TTACACAGGTATATCTACAAATACACTAACAGGTGTAACAAGAGGTGTTAGAAATACAACAGCAGCATCACACTCTGCAGGAGCTACAGTGACTAACTCATCTAGTTTCGTAGCATGGGGTGAAGCAGCTTCAGGTGACTTAATTGTTGATCCTGGAATGTGGTCCATTGATAACTTTGGTGACAAAGCTATTTGTTTAATCGTAGACGGTGAAGTATTTGAATGGAACTCTGCAGCTACAGATGCAACTAACTCTAGAGCCACGATTATATCTGGTGCACCAACTGCATCAAGACACATGCTCGTATCTACACCAGATCGACACTTAGTATTTTTTGGCACAGAAACCACAATTGGTACAAAGTCTACACAAGATGATATGTTTATTAGATTCTCGGACCAAGAGGATATTAACACCTACACACCTACAGCAACCAATACAGCCGGCACACAGAGACTGGCCGACGGATCACGGATCATGGGAGCTATTAGAGGTAGAGATGCAATCTATGTATACACAGATACAGCCTTGTTTTTACAAAGATTTGTAGGTCAACCTTTTACATTTGCTTTTGTGCAAGCTGGAACTAACTGTGGACTTGTTGGTAAGAACGCAGCCGTAGAGGTAGATGGTGCTGCATATTGGATGTCAGAAAATGGTTTCTTTAGATAC